CACAAGAACTAAAGCGTAGGCAAATAAGCAAGTCTACTGCACACAAGTACAGTGTTACTGTTTTAAACGATAAGCACTACTATCCGTACTTTAACTCTTGGAACGAACACGTAGCCAACAAAGTACGAGGAGCTAACAAGTCTTTCTCTGTTGAGGGAGACATACGACAGTCAGGTCTATTCGGTCAGCAACTCTTTAAGAAGGGTGGTAAGTACATTACTCTGTGTGAAGGAGAGCTAGATGCTCTATCAGCGCATGAGATGTTTGACAGTAAATGGCCCTGCGTAAGTATTAAGACAGGTGCGGCTGGAGCCTGTAAGGACGTTGAAGACAACTACGAGTATCTCATGAGCTTTGAGAATATTATCATATGCTTTGATAACGATAAAGTCGGTATAGAGAATGCTCGTAAGGTAGCTGAAGTATTATCACCTAAAGCTAAGATCATGAACATGCGCTACAAGGATGCTTCTGAGTATCTCATGGAGTCTAAGCAGACTGAGTTCTCTTCTGATTGGTGGAACTCCGATAGTTTTACACCTGATGGTATAGTAGCTGGCACAGACCTATGGGAAACTCTCATTAAAGGGCCAGAGAAGTCTGTTGTAGACTATCCGTTTGCTGGACTAAACAACATGACCTATGGAGTTCGTAAGGGTGAGTTAGTAACTATATGCGCGGGTACAGGTATAGGTAAGTCTAGCTTTCTACGTGAGATCATCTATCACATCTACGGTAACACTGACGAGAACATAGGGCTTATGTTCATGGAAGAAAGTGTTCGTACCACTGCTGAGAGCTTGATGGGTCTACATCTCAATAAGCCTTTGCATCTTCCTGATGTGGTTTATGAGGATGAGGAGTACGAGAAAGCCTTTAAAGAAGTACTAGGCTCTAATCGTTTCTTCTTCTTTGATCACTTTGGCTCTAATACAATAGAGAACATTATCTCTAGAATACGTTATCTTGTTAGAGCATTAGGATGTAGATACATTGTATTAGATCATATCAGTATACTAGTGAGTTCACAAGAGAACTCTATGGACGAGAGAAAGACCATTGACTCTTGCGTGACTAAACTACGTACACTTGTACAGGAATTAGGTATCTGTCTCTTTATGGTATCTCATCTACGTAGACCTTCTAGTGGTTCACATGAGACAAATACTGCTGACGTTGGTCTTAATGACATACGAGGATCACACAGTATAGGTCAGTTAAGTGACATAGTTATAGCTCTAGAGCGTAACGGACAAGCGGATTGCATCATAGAGAGACACACAACCTATGCCAGAGTAATAAAAAATAGATTTAGTGGGTTGACAGGACAGTGTACTAAGTTGTACTATGACTACGATACAGGACGTATCACAGAAGCTGAGTTGTTATATAATAAAGTAGAGGAGTTATAATGTATGGTTGCAAGATACCGATCTAGATTTGAAGCAGACTTCTCTAGAGATTTAAGAGAAAGAGGTATTAAGGCTACCTATGAGCCTACTAAGATACTCTATGTTCCTAAACCTAGAAACTATACTCCTGACTTTTATCTGATGGAGTATGGCTTCTACATAGAAACTAAAGGGTATCTTACCTCTCTAGATAGAACTAAACATAAACTTATTAAACAACAACATCCTGATATTGATATACGTTTTATATTTCTTAACGCACGTAACAAACTACATAAACACTCTAAGACTACTTATGGTGCTTGGTGCGACAAATATGATTTTATGTACGCAGAGAAAAGGATGCCTAAAGAATGGATGATAAAGACGACAGTGAAATAGAAAGTAAAGTTCTAGACAGTGTACAAGCTCTAGAGAGGATACTAGATAAAGCTTCTGAAGAAAGTAATGAAGAAGGTACAACTAGTGTAGCTATTATGTTAGAAGAAGTGTTAGAGAATGATGGAGAGTGCCACGGTAACTTTAACGTATCTATCTTTGACTTTACTAGAGAGACTGAGGCTATGGCTACAGGCGGTGTGTTAGAGCCTTCTATTAGTACTTGCGTAGCGTATGGTCTACTATCTCTTCTAGAGAAAGACACAGAAAAGATTGTCTCAGAGGGTTATAAGTTTCTAACTGAGAGAATTAAAGATGAAATAACTAAGAAAAAAGAAGCACCTGTTGTCTCTTTTGCAGATTACAAGAAAAGCGTAGACACAGAAACAATAGATTTACCATTGACCTCTAAGATGAAATTTGGTATAAAAGAAGAAGAACCAGATGAAGGAGCGTAACTTTTGAATAATAACTTTGATAAGGATGTTAATCATCCTGCACACTACAACTTAAATGAATACGGCATTGAATGTATAGATGCTATTCAAGCTTCTATGACTCTTAGTGGTTTTGAAAACTATCTAAAAGGTAACATCATTAAGTACTTATGGCGTTGTAACTATAAGGGTAACAAACTAACAGATCTACATAAGGCTAAATGGTATCTAGCTAAGTTAATACACATACAAGAAGATGATGATGATGATGATGGAGAAAAAGTAGCAGTTACTGATCAAATGGATATGTACGCTGATCTAGAAAAAACATTAACTAATACTACTACTAAGTTTAATGTTACAGTAGGTGCGGCATGAGTGTACCCTTTGATGGTTATCAATCCTTTATCTACAAGAGTCGTTATGCACGTTGGGATGACACAGAAGCAAGACGAGAGAACTGGTCTGAGACAATAGATCGTTATCTTACCTTTATGTCTAATCACGTAAATGGTCTAGAAAGTAAGACTAAAGGTGCTTGGAATAACTTTGAAGAGTCCTTCTCTGAGATACGAAGTATGATAGAGAAACAAGAAGTAATGCCATCTATGAGAGCTTTGATGACCTCTGGCCCTGCTCTAGCTAGAGAGAACATATCAGGTTATAACTGCTCGTATCTACCTATAGACAATCCACGATGCTTTGATGAAATACTATATATATTAATGAACGGTACAGGCGTAGGCTTCTCTGTAGAACGTAACGCTGTTAATCATCTTCCTGATGTTCCTAATGAGTCATTTCAGTACACTGATGATCGTATCTCAGTAGCAGATAGTAAGACAGGTTGGGCTAGAAGTCTACGTGATCTTATCAGTCTGTTATACACTAATCGTATACCTAAAATAGACTACAGCAACATACGTCCTGCAGGAGCAAGACTTAAAATCTTTGGTGGTAGAGCTTCTGGACCTGAACCACTAGAGGATTTATTTAAGTTTGTAATAAGTATCTTTATAGACGCTAGAGGTCGTAAGCTTTCTTCTATTGAATGTCACGATATCGTCTGTAAGATAGGTGACGTTGTAGTCTCTGGCGGTGTAAGACGTTCTGCTTTGTTGTCACTAAGTGATCTGTACGATGATCGTATGCGTCACGCTAAAGCAGGAGAGTGGTATCTAACAGAACCTCAGAGAGCATTAGCTAACAACTCTGTGTCCTATACTCATCGTCCTAGCGTAGAAAGCTTTATGCAAGAGTGGACTGCTCTGATCATGAGTAAGTCAGGTGAACGAGGTATGTTCAACAGAAGTGCGGCACAACGCCAAGCTAGTCGTTTTAATAGACGTTCTAATGAAGCAGAGTACGGCACTAATCCGTGTAGTGAGATCATTCTGTTACCTAATCAATTCTGTAATCTAACAGAAGCAGTGTGTCGCTATGATGACACAGAAGAAAGCTTAATGCGTAAAGTAGAGTACGCTACTATACTAGGTACTTTTCAATCTACGTTAACTGACTTTCATTACATTCGTAAGCGTTGGCAGAACACAACAGAGAGAGAGCGTCTACTAGGTGTATCTCTAACAGGCATCATGGATTATCCGTTACTTAATAAAAACGGAGACAAGCTAAAGAGCCTCTTAGAACGACTAAGGGATCATGCGGTAAAGGTGAATGAAGAATGGGCTGATAAACTCGGTATACCACGTTCTGCTGCAATTACGTGTGTTAAACCTTCTGGAACTGTAAGCCAGTTAACTGACTCAGCTAGTGGTATTCATCCTAGACACTCTCCGTACTATGTTCGTACAGTACGAGGAGACAATAAAGACCCTTTAACTAAGTTTTTAAAGAAAGCAGGAGTTAGTAACGAACCTGATGTAATGTCACCTACTAATATTACTGTATTTTCTTTTCCAATTAAGTGTTCTAGCAAGGCAGTGTTTCGTAAAGACTTAACAGCCATTGAGCATCTAGAGTTATGGATGACTTACAGCGAACACTGGTGTGAACACAAACCATCTATTACAGTTAGTGTACATGAGGATGAGTGGCTAGACGTAGGAGCTTGGTGCTATAAGAACTTTGATCGTCTTAGCGGTATTAGCTTTCTACCCTATTCTGATCACACATATCGTCAAGCTCCTTATCAGGAATGTACTGAGGAAGAGTACAAAGAACTTAAAGCTATCACACCTAAAAATATAGATTGGAATAAGTTAAATGAGTTTGAGTTTGAAGATAATACCAAAGCTTCGCAAGAGTTAGCCTGTAGTGCTGGTGTCTGTGAAATAGTGGATTTATGAGAGAAGCTAAAACCATACTGTCAGAAGTAACAGTACTACTAAATTCACAAGGGAACATAGAAGTAGAACACAACTTTGTTCCTGTAGAGGACTTCTTAAAGGCTATGAACCAGAAGCTACCTAGCTATGAAAACACACACGTAATAAGTGCTTTTATGCAACGTGCTAATGCTTTAACTAAAGACTACTACGACAGTATTAATAAACTACTTACCTAAAAACTTAGAGAAGCCTTTAATACCAAAAGATGCAGAAATAGCTATCATAAGAGCAGTCTGATACCAATCAGGTAGAGTATCTAGTACTAGGAAACCCCTTTGTATGCTGTCTTCCATGCCGGGAACGAACACTAAAATAGCTGGCACAGTTAGTACTACTACTAGATACTCATCTTTCCAACTATCGCCACTAGTTTTAGCCATAGTCTTCTCCCACTCAATCTCACCAGTAGCTACCTTTTTGTGTACCTCGGCTTCAGCTTCGGCTTTAGCTACTTTTACTTGTGAGTTAGCTTTAGTTTCTTGAAGTTTGTTTTCCATCCAAGAACCGCCTATACTACTAACGGCACTAATTAATGGTCCAATAAAAGGTATCATTGTGTAAGTCTCCTACTAGCTTCTTCTTCAGAGGGCATTTCTCCAAAGATAAAAGGTTCTTCTTCTGAAGGTGGAGTAGATACACTATCTTTTTCACTACTGCCAAACTCTAACTCAATAGATGTTTCTTTAATAAAGTTCCCTAAAAATTCAAACTGTTCTTTAAGATAAGCACGACTCTTTATGCCTGAAGAATCACTTGTTTCTCCCATCTCAGTAACAAATAAAGCTATAGCCATCTTCTCAAAGCTTTTTAAAAATGCAGAAGAAGTTGCTATGTCACCACTAGCTACACCCATTGCTTCTTCTATTGTTATAGTTATATTAGGATCAGTTAACATCT